AAACCAAACTCGCACTATTTAATAAGTCGCTCATTTTATAAGTTGTTTAATTTGTTCAACAAACATGAAATGCCTTCATAATATCCGCCGTCGGCGGTGATGCGCGCTTTATAAGCCAATACAATGGACCAACCTTGGCCCCTATAATTCGCCCCGCCTCGCGTGCCAATTCCGAGTGTTTGCGATGTTAACATGATATTTGATTAATAACCAATAACCGATCCGGATGAAATAACAAATCCAACAATTTTGAAACCTTTTCCGGCGGGCAAATATGCGCCTTGTTGAAAGGTGATTGATGACATCCCGCGCGCACTCAAAACATTTGTGCCGCTTGATTCATTGTCGCCTTGAACCGAAAATGAAGTAAAAATTGTGTCCTCTTGTGGGACGATTGCATCATAAGAAACACCGGTGACTGTTGCGGCCCCATGTCTTTTGAATCCTTGTGAACCCGCGATGATATCTGCGCTTGCTTGTGCCATAATGATTCAAAAATAATCTCATGACATTAAACAATTACAACAATTATGGCGCGGTGGCGATGATATACCATGCCGACCCATCACAAATAATTGTTTTTGATGCATAATTTGTATTGATGTCTAAATGATCAACCCCATTGATTGTTTGTCCGGCATATGCATTGACAACCGCGGTGTGCGCTGATCCCAACTTTACAAAATAATATCTTTTGCCTTTTTGTTCGGCAACCGCTGGCAAATTGATTGTTATTGTTCCGCCGGATGCATTCAACAAATGACCTTCGAATGCCAAATCTAATGAATGGGTCCCGGCGGTGTATGTCTTGAATGTTCCATGTTCCTGAACCAACCATGTCACCGAATCGGTGGAATCGGTATATTTCAACATCACTTCCCATTGTGTTGTTTGTGTGGGTTGTGTTGTTGGTGCCTGATCAGCATAATTCACCAAATGTTCCAACACCTGATTTGGAACCGCTGAAATTGATCCATTCAAATTGGCAACCGCGGTTTCGGTATAATTTAAGCGATCACCTAAATTGCCGGTTGTCGATTGGTTAACCCTTAAACCTTCGCCGGATGATGTCGAATTTGTATAAACCGGTGAAATTGCCAACCATTCGCCATCCCATTGTTCGGACCTTGCATCGAATCGCACACCATTCAAAACCCATGCATAATTGTCAAAATACAAAGATTTGATTGATGTCAATGTCCCTGAATCAACCCAATTGCCCCGAATAACCGGCAAAAAATCGGCATAAACCGATGCCATTTGCAATCCCAACATTTTGGTGATTGTTCCATGAGTGATTGAATCCCATCCGCCATACCAATCCGATGCCAACACATCGATTGTTCCATTGTTTACCAACCAATTTCCAAGGCCATAAGGCAATGCATCGGTATAATATACCGGATCCAATATGACCGGTGATGAATTCACCAAATTGGCGGTGGCTGCGGTTGTTATTTCAGTTATATCAAAAGTATAATCCGCATTTTTGTATGGCGATGCATCGGCAAATGAAACCTGAATTGATCCCCAAAAATCCTTGGTTGCTGAATTTCCATTTTTCCATTTGCCACCACTTGAATAAGGCAATACATTTCCATGCACTTCTAATTCAATGCGCATTTCGGTAAATCCGGCCGGCGCGGTTGTGCATGTCAATTCAAATTCGGATGTGATCCAACCGCCTTTGATATTGTTGGTTGGCATTCGATACAATTGGGTTGTCACACTACCGGCCACCCAATATCCATTGTTATTCAATACCCTGATATTGCCACCTGAATCTAACAATTTAATTCGATAATAAAGATCGGTCGAATCTTCGACATATGTTATACCGGCATCAACAATCGACCTTTTCAATGACTTTGCCATCAGGCGGATTCGCATCGGTGCATCATCCGGTGTTGATCCGGTTGGAACATCATAAACCCGCAATTCCAAAATTGATGATGCGCGATCATTATAATTGCGCAATTGCTTTGCAAGGTTTTGGCGCTTTGTGTTAATAGTGACCGATTGGGCCGCTGGCTGATAATACAAAGAAGGTTTTGCCATCCACAATGGCCGAACATCATTTCCGATTGTTTGGCGGTGTGTGTATGTTGTTGTTCCGATATACTGTGCAGTATATGAATACCGCCTTAAATTGATTGTGGTGGCACTATTATATGCGGTTGGTGGTATAACATAGTATGCACCAAGTTCGTGGATTAGGCGCGCCCCAAACATCAACAATACATTTTCCAATGCTTGTTTGCATGATATGTAATTTGGTTCAACCAACCAACCGACCGCATCAACTATTTTAACATCACTAAATGGATCAAAGTTTGTCAAAAAGGTGTATTCATCCACTTTGTACATGTCGATTCCCAATCGGGATGCATGCGATTCCCGCAGCAAAACACCTTCATATAAATATTCGGTTTGTGTTCCATTAATGGCCCAATATTCCCATAAATCAAATGATTCTAAACACCGGCGGATCAATTGTGAAATTGTGATTTTACCACTACTAAACCATGCCGATTTTACCTTGAATCCATCCATCAATTCCAAACCATCAACCGCCACCAATTCGATGATCGGTTTTGATTCTATTGATTCCCGCAATCGGGTCATTTGGTCCGCCAATACTCGACCAACATACCACATGACATCATCGCGATAAATGATCATCGCCCATGCGGTTTCCGCCATGGTTTGAATTGCAATGAAATCATCCAAGGTTGTTTGATCAGGCATTACCCATTGCGCAGTCGCGCGGGATGATCTGACAAAATTTTCATATACCGAATCGCCTTCGCCTTGCCTTTCAATGCTGAAACCATTGCCGGCCAATTTTAATTCGGTGGATGAATTAAGCGATTGTAATTTAGTTAAAAGACATGATGATCCTTCTTGATAACCTCCGGCGGCCAATACTCTTGCCGCATATAATCGCGCGGTGATTTCGGGCGTTGTTCCTGATGGATCATCCCATAATTCAATGCGATAAGTTACATTTTGAATACTTTTGAAGGAACCGACATATTTTCTCATTACCCGCGCTTTGAATCTTTATTGTATCTTTCTAAAACAATCGCCAAATCGCGACCCTGAATTGTTGTGGATGCTATAAATCCGCCGGATGATTGTTCGGGTTTCATTAGTGTTTTTAATTTGTCCAATGGCGCAATAACTTCGGGGTTTGACCTTGCATTTGGGTATTCCCCCATCAATCCTAATGTCGGCCCGCTAACAATACCACCATCGGCAAATGCTGGCACTGATGGACCGGCTTTCAATTGTGATGAAACCGCGGTTCCCAATGCAACCATTGCAATACCGGCGGCGACTGCGGCGGCCGGATTAACAAATGCTGCCTTAAATTTCGAAATCGCAATACCATATGCAATCAATTGTTTTCCAACTGTTTTAATAAAGTTCGCAATTGAACCCAAAATTACTTTTGCAAAATCTTCAAATGGGTTGCCCTGACCTGACAATGCATTTCCTAATGCTTCGCCCAATCCAATTGCCAAATCTTCACCAAGGGTTTCAACTGACTTTGAAATGTCGGTTGTCAATTGGTCCATGTCTTGAACAATTTGCGATCGGCTTTTATCATCAATTTTAACTTGAATCAATACCGGTGGAACTGCGGTTCCGGCAATCATATTTGTTCCGCTGAATTGTTTTGATTTCAACAAATCCGATGCGGCTTTTTCCCTAATCTTTTTATTTTGTTCAATAAAGAATCTTTCAGCATCATTGGTTGCTTGCCCTTGGGCCTTGATCAATGCGATTGAATCGTCAAATTCTTTTTGTTGCGCCTTCTTTTTTGCTTCGCGCCTTTTGTCGGCATTGGCAATTGATTGGCTTGTTTGCAGTTCTTCGATTTTGCCTTCGGTTTCTGATATGTTTCGGCTAATTTGTAAATATTGTGCCGAATATTTGTCATAACCGGCCAAATTGGATTCCAAATTGGATTTCCTTTTTTGCCAAAATGCAATTTCAATTTGTGTTTGTTCCTTATCACTTGCACCGCGCAATTTGGCGGCATCCAATTCTTTCTTCAACAATTGATCGGCAATTTCCATCCCGTTCTTTGATGCTTCTTTGGATGATTCCGCTTGCTTGTTATATGCCTCGGTTAATGTATTAACCGCTTTTGTTGTGTCTTTTGTTTTGTCCTTGACATTGGAAAATGCTGATGCAATCAATCCGATTGCAACCAAGATTGCGCCCGCGCCGGTTGCTATTAATGCGCCGGCATAAACCCGCGCCGCAACTGTTGCTTGACCCATCACATAGGTTTGAATTCTCATTGCTGCGGTGTTCAAACCAACCATGAATGCGCTTTCCGCTTGCAAATTACTTTGAAGCGCTTGCAATCCATTAACCAAGGCCAATGCACCTTGCAATTGAACCATTGTTTTTTGCAAATCCTTTGATTCAATTCCCATCAATGCCGCCGCGCCTTCAACCGCGCTGAATGCACCGGCCAAACCTTGAACACCACCCAACACCGCATCCAATCGCCTTGTATCGCTGGCAAAATATCCAATTTCCGCCCGCATGTCACCAACTGAATCTTTGATCCGGCCGGCTTCTTTGATCACCTCATTTGCAAATTGTTGGAATTCAGGACCCAATGATCGGGCCGTCATTGCGATATTTTGCATTTGTCGCACAGTTGCCATTGATGGCTTTGATGCGGCCAACTTCGCAAACTGATCTTGCATCCCTTTGATGGCCTCACCGGTCGCGCCTGACAAATCTTTGCCGGCTTTTTGGGTTGCAACAACCGCCGCATCCAATCCCTTTTTAAGGTTTTGAATATCGGCCCCGATGATAATATTGAGTGATTGGGATTTGGCCATTATTTGTTGTAATTAATGATATAATCTTGGGCAATATGATAAATTCCCGCAAATCCCGCATTATCTTCACTCATATGCGCTTCGCCATCATATTCGCATGTTTGCACAAATACCGAATTGAATGTCGCCGGCAATGTCAATTCCATTGCATTTCTGACAAGATCAGCAACTTGAACCGCACTTTGATAAGATGTTCCAAATGAATTGATCTGAACCCTTGCAAAATCACTTTCCGATGGTCCCGATTTGGATGGGTGTGGAACCAATGAAACCAATTGATAAGAAATCGCCGGAAATGATGATTCTTGTGGGATCCTTAATGGATTGATTCGGGTTGAAACAACCGCCGTCAATGCTGCATTATTGGATAAAATATTATAAACTGCATTTATTGCTTTCATGCTTCGGCTGGCGGGGTTAACTTCGCAAATATATCCGCATATTGAGTAATTTTTGCAACAATATCATCAGGTTCAATGATTTCCCATGGGAATGCCATCAACTTGTTTGGGGCGATGGGTTTTTTCAAATGGGGTGACATAATTGTTGCCGCCATCCATCGCGACATTTCCCATTGATTTTGAAATTCTTGATATTGTGCATTGCGCATGCCAACCAATCGGGATCGCCAATATCTTGGTGAACACCGACCGAAATCAAATTCATTCATGCCCATTTCGCCGAATGCAATTTGTTCGACTTTGCGCCATGTCAATGGTGGGCCTTCATTGCTGGCACTTACTTTTTTTCTTCGCCTTCTTCAATGGTGAAAAAATCGGTGATGGCTTGTGAAAAACCATTCATGGCCGGCAATAATTCGGTGTATTTTGTAATTTTTCTACCGATTTGTGATTCGGTCAAAAATGGCGATTGCTTTCCATCAATTTCATACCCTTCCAAAATGCCATAAAATGCACAAACCAATGACAAATCCAAAGTTTTTGCCATGTCCAAATGCTTTTGCAAATCTGCGAATGATTCCATGCCAATGTGCGACATCACATTGCGCAATGAATTCATGTTAAAAATAAGGGGATGAATTTCACCCCCTATTTCAATTTTGTTTTTCATGCCTCAAATATAGGCAAATTAATTAAGCAATAACAGAAACAGTCAATGCGCCGGTTCCTTGAATCGATGCAGTGAAAGTTGAAACCGCATTTTGGGGTGCAGTCAATTTCAAATCATTGAAAAATGCTGATCCGCTTAATTTCAAATCGCCGGTGACATTTGATGTCATGACAATTGTCACTGATGTTCCGGCCAACAAATCGGTGATCATCTCTTTCCAACTGATTAATGCACCAACTGATCCATCTTCTTCAAACATGCCTTCAACTGACAAAGTATATCCATACTCACCCGCGATATATTCTTTCGCGCCGGCTGAATCTTTGTTAGTTGTTTCGATCATGTCTTTAGTGATTGTAAAATCATTCGATGTCGCATTCGCGATCTTTGTGAGTGTTCCGCTAATGTCTTTGTAAATAGCGATCAATGTTCCATTGGTGATTCCGGTGGTTGCCATATTATTATTTTTTTATATTTTATTTTGTTGAAATATTGTGTTTTTTTGCCAAATCAATAATGCGCTTTCTTATATTCTCATTGATCGCTTCGGCAATTCTATTTTTGTGCATGTCAAATGCTGGTCGCATGAATGGGTGCATTGGAATCCGGCCGCGATGCGCCCCCGATTTTGTGAACCTTTCCGCCTGACCTCCAAATTCATACCATAATGCCAAATATCCATGTTCACTGCGCAAATTGGGCGCAATCATCACTGTGTACTTATATTTCGCATCTGAATTGGATATAAACCCGATTGAACTTGCCAATTGTCCTGAATCATGCGGTGCCAATGATTTTGCGGTGTCGATGACTGGCCTTGCCAATTCTCGAATATCTGCGCGCAATTTTTCGGTGTCAATTTCAACACCAATTTTTTGCAATGCATCAATTGTTTCCGCCAATCCTTGAACCTGATTTTTCATTCTACCAATTCGCCTTGAATCTTCAAATACATGTCGCGATCAATATTCGCGATGTTGATGATGTTAAAATTTTTTGAATCCCAAACAATGCGGTGTTTCACCTGAACCGATGAATTGTACCGGATGGTGAATTGCACTGTTTGTTTGTGTTCCCTTCGGTCCGCATCAACACTTTCAACCCCTGATTCCGCTTCTTGAATTCGGGTCCATGCGGTTGCATATTCGGACCATGATTGCAATTTTTCACCGGTATTTGAATCAATGCTTTCTGAATAAGATTGCAAAGAAACCAATTGATCCATCAACCCGGCATTCATGATAATACACTAATTTTATAAGCATCCAATAAATATTGGAACCCGAAATTCAAAGGTGAATTTTGAACCCCAACTGTGATGGCTTGGCGATTGTCATAATATTGACCAACCAATAACAATGCCGCATGCTTAATTGATGCGGGGCAAAGTTTATCAGGATCAACACCCGCGGTTCCCGCTGGTTCAAAACCTTCGGTAACCTCGATGATATATTTGATCAAATCATCAGTGACTGATGTCGGCGATGATTCGATGAATACATTGCGCGAAAACAATCCCATCGGATCGGTTGATGAAATCCATGCATTTGCATCGAATTCGGTCAATGCTTGTGAACTATTCAAATAGTAAACCTTCAAAATGGCCAAAATCCGACTATTTAAGCGAAAATAATTGCCGGATGGTGTATTCAATCCATTGATCGGATTGACCATCGCCGGCGCGCCGGTAAACCCATCAAATGCATACCGCGCAGTTCCTTTCCTGATGGAATAACCCAAATAGGCGGAACATGATTCGATTGCCATTGAAATCAAGTTGGTGATATATGTATCATCTGAACTCGATGTCACGCGCAAATGTTGTTTGGCCTCCGCTAAACTGACATAATCAGTTGCGGCATTGGCGAATGCGGTGTATCTTCTTGCAACAAACATTTTATTCTGCGTCTAATTCGGTTTCGGGATTGATCGGTTTCTTTTTGCTCACTTTTGGCTTTTCAATTATTTCATCTTCAACGACTTCAATTGCGCCGGCCTCCAATAACAATTCGCATTGTTTGGAATCCATTTCAACAATTTCGCCCGCATTATAAGACAAATTGAATTTGCCGGTTGGGTTAATCAAAAATTTCACTTTCATGGCCCATGGGCGGTGCAATCAAGACCACCCATGGCATGCGGATAAACCCCCGCATGGGTTTTGATTTGTTGTTATTAAGCAACAATATCTTTGCACACTGCGAATGCAGCGGGATTCAACAAATTTGTGTCCAAATAAGCATTCAACACAACATTTGTCAAACCGGCGGTTGCACCTGAATAAGGATCAACAGTCAATTCCATTCCACCCCATGAAGCGATGGCCATTTTGCTGAAATCACCAAAGATCATTGCTGACAATGTAGATGATGAACCTTTTGTCAAAGTTGATGGAACCAAAGTTGTTGTTGCAACATTGTAACCATTCAAATCCGTTCCACCTGATGCCCAAATGAAGTTTCCTTCAACACCTGATGCTTGACGGCTTGTTGTTTGCAACTTTGCCTTCACCAATGGGTTTGTCAAATAAGAAACACCATTTCCATTGGCATTTTCAACCGCTTTCATCAAGTTCACAACATCAGCCCAAACCGGTGCAGCACCATTGGCATTTGTTGCATTTGATGTCGCGCCTCCGGCAAAAGTTACATTGACATTCGCATTTGCAATGATTCCGGTTGGCTCATTTGATCCACCACCTTTGATTGCAGCACTTTCCAATGATTGCGCCATTGCATTCAATAACCAATTACGAACATACCCATCAATTGAATTGCTTGATTGCAACATCAACTGATTAGAAACCTGAATATAGGCGGCCAATCTTTTTGGGCTAAATGTAATTTTGCTGAATGCTGGTGATTTTTCAGTTGCTGAACCATTTTCAGTATTCCAACCCGCTGATGGCAAAGTTGATGCAGTTGGTAAATCCAAGTTTCCAACCAACCCACTAAGTTGCTGAACACCTAATCCGGCCAACACAGTTTTTGGCAACAATACATCGATGATTGAACCAACTGATGTTTGAACATTCACACCACCTTCAGATCCACTTGATCCACCGGTTGCAGTCATATCGCGCTTGAATACTTCCGAAGGGATTTTGATGCTATGTGCAGAAACACTAACACCACTTCTTTGGAATTCTTCGCCACCCATTGCACTAAATTCACCTTCAACACCTTCGCGACGGCCGGTGATGGCCATTTCCATTGCGCGTTTGAATGAATAATCTTTTGCCATGTTGCTTTTTTCCTTTTCTTCGCTGCGGCTGGCACTATGGCCGGCGGCTTGCGCTGCAAGGTTTTGCAATTTTTCAAGGGTTTCAACCTCGGATTTGATAGCACCTAAGCGGGCTTCAATTTCGGTCAATCGGCTTGTTTCTGAATCGGCCATTGATCTGCTTTCCTTTTCAATGGTTGTTTGCAAAGTTGCCAATTCACCAAGTAAACGGCCTCTTTCTTCTTTTAATGCTTTGATTTTATTCATGATTTTTAGTTTTTTTATAAGTTAGTATATCGCGCCAATGCCAATTTCAAAATGTCGGCACTGACATTGCTTCTTTTTGCTGATTCAATTTCTAAATCCTGATCGCGCATTGCGATGATGGACCTTGCATCGGCTTCGGTTTCTTCATATGCCGGATATGTAACCGGTGAAACATCAAACAATTGATCAATCATTTTGATTGTTCTTTTGCCCATTGTTCCATATTTAGTTGAATCGGTCCATGTTTGTTCCTTGATTGTAAATGCAAATGATGATTGTGTAATATCACCGCGCATGATTGATCGAACCACTGAAACATGGGTTGGGTTTTCATAATCAGGAACCCAAGTATATTCCAAATTTCCATCAGCATTGACAAAAACATTGCATGTGTTCGCCTTTGTCCGGCCCAATATCAATTCAGATTCATGATTGAACAAACAACGGATGTCATATTCGCCCGATAATGCATAATCAAATGCACCGGTCAAAATAACTTCTTCGAACATGCCCAAATCAGTCACCGAATTAACAACGGCGGCAATTCCGCCAATTTCGGTTGGCATTCCTTCGCCGGTGGCCCTTGCATGCACTGTGCCGGTGAATGTTCTCTTTTCTTGTTTCATTATAAATTGGTTTGATTATTAATGCCGCTTGGATTGTTTGTTTTATCGACTGATGCCATTAGTTGTTCAATTTTTGCATCCATGAATGCATCCATTTTTGATGATGGCATCAAATTGGCTTCGATCAAATATTCGTCGCCTCCTTCAAATCCATTTGCATCTTCGAATTCGCGCGCCTCATTTCTTGACAACCAACCACCGCGGATTCCTTTGTTGTAGAAATCGGCGCGATCATTTGCACTGGCCCTTAGCAAAGAATTGAAATTGAATTTGAAATAATAAACCGACTTATCATATTCGGTTAACAATTTGCGCTGAAATTCTTGTTCGATATTGATAGCATATGCCATCAATGTCCGCATGTAGAAATCCTGATATTCTTGTTCAACTGATGATTGTGTTCCATCCTTTGCACCAATCATTGATGCTGGCACCCCAAAAATCCGCGCGATTTCTTCGGAATCAAATTTCCTTGTGTCCAAATATTGCGCTTCTTCAGGTGTCAATGACAATTTTTCCATCTTGATGCCTTGTGGCAACACAGTTGATCGCGCCGCCCCATCGATGACATCATCCAATGATTTTTTCAATGGTCCGGCTTGTTCCGGTTTGATTTGCGAATCCGATGTCAAAAGGAATTTCAACACCCCATTTTTGTAAACACCCGCATTTCCTGAAATTGCCGCCAAATCAATTCCCAATGTTTCGGCATGCAAAACAATTGGTGAAACACCGGCCAATGGATTGTCAAGACATTGACCTTTGAAATGTAGCATGTCAACCGCCGGAATCACCGATGGGTAATTAGGCGCGCTGCATTTATAGAACAATTGGCCGTCTTGCAATGCCGGTGTAATGAAATCAGGTGAAATCGGATGCAATTCGACGGCCAAAAATCTTGCATCGCGGTTGATGAATGCATATGCATTTCCGCGCAATGCCAAATCGGATGTCATATATTTCATGAAATCGAATTGTGTCTGATATGCATTCGGCTCATTCAAAACCGGTGTTGTGTAGTGGATCACCACAGTTTCGCGGGATTTGCCATCAAATTTGTACAATTTAAGGTTCAAACCGGCGATTCCATCGGCAATCACTCGAACACATGCATGGACTGATGCAATTGATAATGCCGTCCGCGGATTAACCGCCTGACCACTTTTTGTTTGATAGCCAAATACACTATTCAAAGAATTCATCAACCATTCGGTTGGTTGCGATAATGACGACCGCTTTTCAATTCCTTTGAACCCAAACAACCTTTTTACACTAAATTGCATGGGGCGAATTTATTTTGTTTCGAATTAACATTTGCAACAATTATCGATTTGTTTTGAGCCATCGCGACAACATGGATCGAAAAACTGTATAATCCCGAAACCTTGGGCGATCAAAAACCGCTTTGTGTCTTTTTTCAATTTCTTCATATGCTTCGCGATATGTCTTGTGTTTTGGTAATTCTTTGTAGTATTCATTCATGAATTCATCAAGATAAGTTAACCATGCATCGGATTTCATCTTTTTATTTTTTTATAGTGATACAAACCAAAAATCGGTGTTTTGTTCCTTGGCCGCCGATTGCATCGCGGTCCCTAATGCCATAACTATTGAAACCGGCCCATCGACTTTGTCACCTGATTTGGCTTTGTCGATTTTGACATTGCCGGCCGGATCGGTTCGCAATAAGACATTCGACATCATCCATCGGGTGACGGGGTTGCCGGCATGCCTTAATTGTTTATTTTTCACCATTCTTTCCAATTCCTTGGTTGGTGTTGACATGCTGACAAAACCTTGACCAAATGGAAACATTGTGATTCCTTCATTTTGTAATTCAATAACCAACTGCGATGCATTGAATCTATCAAATGCAATGTCCTTGATGTCATATTCGGTCGCTAACTGCACAATTTTGGCCTTAATGAATGAATAATCCGTCACATTGCCTTCGGTTGCAACAATAAAGCCATCGGCGATCCATTGCCGGATTGAATTGCCCGCCGCATCATTTCTTTTGCGCGCTGAATCTTCGGGTAAAAAATACCATGTCCGAATCGCATGCATTGCTGGGAAATATAGTGTTAATGCACAAAAATCGCCGGTTGATGCCAAATCCAATCCGCCAAAACAATATTCACCCTTCAAATCATCATCGCCACTGCAATCGCGCCAAATGTCATCAGGGATCCAAGTCAATTCGGTATCGGTCCAAACATTTAACAATTTAGTTTTGAATTCAACTTCTTTGCCCGCATATTCTTTTGCCTCGGTCAATGCTTGTTCCAATTTCCTTGGGTATACTGAAACACCCCAATTCGGATTGGCCTTCGCCCAAACTTTGTCATCCATCCAATCATCGCCATTGTCCAAAGTATAAATCATCGAAAACAATGCATCATCTTTGATTGCGCCATTCAAGACATTCACACAATATCCGCGATGGCGGAAACATGCCGATTCCTTGTTGAATCCGGCGGTTGTGATGGTAAACAACAAAGGTTGTCGCCTTGCACCCATTGAATTGAAAATTACATTGTATAATTCATCATTAGGATGTGCATGGTATTCATCAATCACCGCCATATGTGTGTTCAATCCATCTTGTTTGTTTGGATTCCATTCAAGGGGTTTGTATAAATTTTGTTCGTGAATGATCCGGCGGTTGTTCACTGAATTATTGACAATCACCGCATCTTTCAACCAATCGGTGTTTTGGCACATGCGGACCGATTCGCCAAAAACCATCATCGCCTGATCCAACTTTGTCGCCGCTGAATAAATTTGCGCACCCGCTTCATCATCAGCGATCAGGCCATAAAGCATGACGGCGGATGAAAAGGTTGATTTGCCATTCTTTCGCGGAACTTCAATATAGGCGCGACTAAATCTTCGGGATCCATCAGGATTCAAAAATCCAAAAAGATTCCAAATGATAAAGGTTTGCCATGGTTCCAATATAAACTTATTGCCGGCATGTTCACCGGTGGTGTGTTCCAATTCTTCAATGAAATTGATGGCATGCATTGCATAACCTTCATTGAAATCATATTTGCCCAAATCATCAATATATCTTTGACATGCCGATTTCACCAATTCACATGCATGAATTTTTCCTGAAATGACATCCAAGGAATATTGATGGCCCTTATTTTGGAACTTGGGATTCAAACAATGCGATCGCTAAATTTGCCAAATATTGATTTCGGTATAAATGCGGTTGAATTGACCACAATCCATTTTTATCACAACATTTGAATTCACCGCCTTGACTGCGGGTGATAATGAAATGTTGTCCAAAGGTTTCAACCTTAAATTCCAATGCGATGCCCTTTGAATCAATTTCAAATGCGGCTAATATCTTTTTTGCCATTATGCTGATTTTTTCTTTAATAGTTCCAATTTTGTCACTGGCTTTGCATTTGTGTTTGGAATGCGCGCCCGCGCTGATGGGGTGACCCCGATCAATTGTCCTAACTGCATTGCTTGCTTAACCAAATTTTGTTTTGTTGTGAACCATGGATTGACTTTTGGCCCCTGATCGGTTTCAATTACCATCCCTTGTTTTTCCACAACCTTCACCGCCTCATAATAATTTGCCATTGTTTCGGAATACATTGCGATAATTCCCAAATCCACCCCGACCAACATATTGATCTTTTTTAATTCCATGCACATTTCATCAAAAACCTTTTTGGCAATTGGTGATTTGAATTCGATTTCGGTTGTTGGTTGTTCTGTTGACATAGTTAGTTGCATTTCATTATCCAAAATTCGGCATTTCTGCGCGGTTCCTTTCAATTGTTTGATGGCGGTTGGCACTTTCGGTCGTCCTCTCATTTTGATGCGCTTAAATCGGCTTAAAATTGATTATGCACGGGGGTGAGAAAGATTGACCCAGTGTTAT